GTAAGCGACATGCAAGTCTTGAAAAACTTTGGAAGCCTTTGTTTAAGATACCTGACAATATTACTAAAGGTAAACTAACACCTTTAGCACAAGCAATGCCGGAGGAATATAAAGATGAGAATCCTATTACTGCTTATCGTAACTACTGCATTAACGAAAAACACTATGCCAAATGGGAACGAGGTCGTGATAAGCCTAGTTGGTGGCATACACAACACAAGGAGGTTGCATGAAAATACTAAGAGGTAGAATGTACGAAGCTACAAAAGAATACTTACGAGGACAGAGAGAAAAGCATATTGCAAATGCAGAAGTTATGCTTAGTAATCCTGTCGGTATAGGTGAGCATTCCGATGTAGTTGATTCAATTGTAAAAGAGCTTGAGCAAGTTGCACACTTTGAAGACATGCTCAACGCATTAAGAAACCATTTTCAATAAGGAGAAATATGAATTATATATATCAAAGAATGTTAGACGAGGACACTACTGCTATATTTGACAAAGAACAATTCAAAAAGTTTGACGAATATGTCACAAAAAAATATAAAGAATTCTATGAAAATAAAATAGGATATGATGTAAAAAAAGATGGTGATAAATTTATTGTTACTTTATTTGATACATCAGTTATAACTATGAAGGATATAGTGCTTGACATACTTGGTTGAGTAGTGTATAATTCACTTACAAAAATGCCAAACCAAAGGAGGATTTAATTATGGCAATACAAGAAGGAATAGCCTATTGGGCTAATGTAACCACCCCTAATACTAAATATGAGCCTGTGTATACAGTCGATTTAGTTGTTAGTGATGAAGCTGCGAATGACTTTCAAGCTAGAGGCTTTAGAGTGAAAGACTTAGTAGTTAATGATGAGAATGTAGGTCGTGCTATTACGATTAAAAGAAAGGTGAATGGTCCTAATGGAATAGTTAGGAAAGCACCTACTTTAGTTGATAAAAACAAAGTACCTATTGACGATTTGGTTGGTAATGGCTCACGAGTTAAGGTTCAATATAACGAGTGGGAAGTTAGCAACAAGTATGGGGAATTTAAAGGCTTGGATTTTCAAGCTATGCAGGTCATTGACCTTGTTTCCTATAAGGCAGGAGATGGTGACGAGTTTGAAGCTATGGATGCAGGAGAGGAGTTTTAATGATTATTACTATAAGAAATGATGAAGGAGTTGAAACAAACTTTGACATCAATTTAATAAGTGATGAGCAGAAAAAGCAGGAAGCTACTGTTATCGTGCAGAAAGTAGGTAACTTGCAAGTCACCATCGAAGCCCTTGACTTTGCTTCTAGAACACATCGAGCTAACTTAGAACAGTTGCTTGTTGATTGTGAGGAAGCAAAAGTGTCCAATGATGATTCTGAAACTGTAGAATCTACAGACAGCTAATCATTGTTTATCTCCACAGGCACTCTGAAATATGGGTGCCTACCTTTTAGGAATAATTATGAATAGTAAATTTGTAAAGTATCATTTGCCTTGTCCGTCATGTGACAGTAGTGATGCATTATCCGTTAATGAAGATGGTTCAGCTAAATGTTTTAGTTGCCATCAATTTTTTCCAAAGTATGAAACTGGAAATGTACAATCAAAATCTTATATGAATAACACCACACCACAACCACAACCTATACAACAATTAAACGCACATGGAGGAGTTTTTGCAAAGCTAATTGATAGAGGGATAGCTCAAGAAACTGCTCAGAAATATGGAGTTAAAGTTGTTTATGATAACAGTGGTAGACTTGCACAGCATATCTATCCTTACTTCATTAACAATGAACTAACTGCAAATAAAATAAGATACACACGAGATAAAAGATTTAGTTTTGAGGGAAGTCCATCAGGTGTCGGCTTGTTCGGACAGAACTTATTTAAAGAGGGTGGTAAATATCTTACCATTACGGAGGGTGAGTGTGATGCGATGGCTGCCTATGAACTACTAGGTAGTAAGTGGGCAGTCGTTTCTATCATTAAAGGTGCTGCATCAGCAGTTAAAGATATCAAAGATAATCTAGAGTATGTAGAAAGTTTTGACAATATTGTATTAGCTTTTGATAAAGATAAAGCAGGTATCGAAGCATCTCAAAAGGTAGCTAGAATTTTAAAGCCGGGCAAAGCTAGAATATTAACACTACCAAATGGATATAAAGATGCCAATGAAATGCTTCAGAAGGGTAAGTTTCAGGAGTTTACTAAGGCATGGTGGGATGCAAAGCTATACACTCCATCAGGTATTATTCGTGTATCTGAAAAACAATCTCAGTTTTTAAATAGAGATAAGAAAGAAAGCATACCTTTTCCTTGGGATGGTCTTAATAAAAAATTATATGGACTACGACAGGGTGAACTACTTACTTTAACAGGTGGTACAGGGCTAGGTAAATCAAGTATCACAAGAGAGCTTGAGCATTGGTTAATAAAGCAGACCAATGATAGAGTAGGTGTGATTGCTTTGGAAGAGGATTGGAAACGTACTGTAGATGGTATTCTATCTATAGAAGCTAACTCTAGATTATACATCGACCATATCCGAGAGGACTATGATGACACTACTCTTATAGATATGTTCGATAAACTATTTAAAGATGATAAAGTATTTATTCATGCTCACTTTGGCACGAATGATATTGATGATATCTTTGCTAAACTAAGATATTTAATTGTAGGCTGTGACTGTAAGTGGGTGGTTGTCGACCATCTACACATGCTAGTTAGTGCCTTAGCTGAAGGCGATGAAAGACGAGCCATTGATAATATTATGACTAGACTTAGAAGTATGGTTGAAGAAACAGGTGCAGGTATTATTTTAGTATCTCATTTACGCAGAGTTGATGGTAACAAAGGTCATGAAAATGGCATAGAAGTAAGTCTTTCACATCTTCGTGGCTCTAATAGTATTGCACAGTTATCTGATTGTGTAATTGCACTTGAAAGAAATCAGCAATCAGAAGATGAACTAGAGGCTAGGACTACTAGATTACGAGTATTAAAATCAAGATATACAGGTGATGTAGGCATGGCTACTGCTTTAGTTTATGACAAAGACACAGGAAGATTATCTGAACATGAAGATACAGAGTTTACAAACGAGAAAACAGAGGATATAATACCATTCTAATGAACTTAGTATTTGATATAGAAACTAATGGCTTTATGTTTGAAGCTGAGGTTAAAATTCCGAATGAGGAAACCAAAAAAATAGAAACAATAGAAATACCTCCTGCTGATACCATATGGTGTATTGTAGCTATGGATGATGAAGGTAATATACATGGTTTCAGACCTCACCAAATAGATGAAGGTCTTGAGTTTTTAAAATCAGCTGATAAATTATATGGTCATAATATTATAGGTTTTGATTTGCCTATAATTAAAAAATTAAAAGGTGTAGACCTTTATGAGCATTGTGAAATTGTAGATACACTTACATTATCACATTTATTTAATCCTAATCGTGGTAATAAACATGGTTTAAGAGGGTGGGGTGAGAAGCTACACTATCCTAAGCAAGAATTTTATGACTTTCGTAAGTGGTCAGAAAAAATGTATAAATATTGCATCAATGATGTTGAAATTAACAAGAAAGTTTTAGATATTTTAAGAAAAGAAAGCGTAGGATTCTCTAAAGAATCAATTGATTTAGAGCATCAAGTTTGTCGTATTCTAGCAGAGCAAGAGCACTATGGATTTCTTTTTGATGAGGTTAATGCAACTTATTTATTAAGTAAATTAAATAAAAGAAAAAAAGAAATAGAACATGCTGTTCACGAAACTTTTAAACCTTTAGAAACAATACAAAATATTACTGTATTAAAAAATAAAGATGGTAGTATTTCTAAAATGGGAAAACTTGACAATGCTAAATCTGTGGCAAGTAGAAGTAAAAGAATGTCAAAAGTAAGATTGTCAGAAGAAGAATATGAGTTGTTTAAATCAGGAAAAACATCGGTTCAGAGGAAACTACTACAAGATTTTAATCTAGGTAGTAGAAAACAAATTAGTGAACGCTTAAAAAATGTAGGTTGGAAACCAAAAAGATTTACACCTACTGGACAACCTATTATAGATGAGAAAACTTTATCAGTTATAACTCACATAAAAGAAGCTCAACTGATAGCTGAGTTTCTTCTGTTGCAAAAAAGAATATCACAGGTAAAATCATGGGTTGATGTTATTAAATATGATAATAGAATACACGGTTCAGTGTTCTCTACAGGAACTATCACAGGAAGAATGACTCATTATAGTCCAAACATGGCTCAAGTACCTTCAGTATCTAGTCCTTATGGAAAAGAATGTAGGTCTTGTTTTATTGTTCCTGAAGGATATAAATTAGTAGGCATTGATGCCAGTCAATTAGAACTTAGAATGTTAGCACACTATATGGCTGACGAGGAGTATGTAAATGAAATTATTAATGGAGACATTCACACAACTAACCAAAAACTTGCTAGACTTGAATCAAGAGATAAGGCGAAAACTTTCATCTATGCCCTCATCTACGGTGCAGGAGATGCAAAACTTGGAAACATTGTTGGAGGAAGCCAACGAGAAGGTAAGCTCTTGCGAGAACGCTTTTTTAGTGGTCTACCAACATTTAAATCTCTTAAAGAACGAGTTGAAAGAGCAGCTAGGAAAGGATATCTAAAAGCATTAGATGGAAGAAAAGTATTTATAAGGAATCAACACTCTGCTTTAAACTTTTTATTACAGAGTGGAGGTTCTTTAGTGATGAAAAAAGGAGTTTGCTTACTTGATGAACGACTTAAACTTGTAGGTCTTGACTACAATTTTGTTGGTAATATTCATGACGAGTGGCAAGTAGAAGTAAAAGAATGTCAAGCACATCGAGTTGGTGAGTTAGCAGTTGAGAGTCTTAGAGATGTACAGGCTGCTTACAATCTAAGATGTCCACTTGATGGTGAATATAAAATAGGAGTAAATTGGAGTGAAACCCACTAAAAAAGATAGAAAAAAGTTTGATATTGATTTAGAATATGGAACTATACGTGAAGATAGAGTAGCAGAGATGCTAACTAATAAAAAGGTTGAGGTTAAATCCGAACGAGGTATGTGGATGAAGACCGGAAATATAGCCATTGAATATGAATCATGGAGTAAACCATCAGGTATTAAGGCAACTGAATCTGATTATTGGTTCCATAATTTATGTGTTGGTGACAATGAGTTTTGTACTTTAGTTTTTAAAACTGATGTACTAAGAACAATTGTCGACAAACTAGATTATTTTAAAACTGTATCAGGTGGAGATAATAATGCAAGTAGAATGTATTTAGTTAATCTACAAAAATTATTTTCCAGTGATGTAATAAAAGCATTTAAAGATTATGACCAAAAAAAGTAAAAATTTAGACACTTTAGTAAGTGATATTTATAAAGTAATAACACCTCTGACTAAGGGTAAGCCAATTAAAATGGCTAATAAAGATGTTGTTAAATTCGGTGAAGAGATGGCATCTACTTTGAAAGAGTGGGCTACTCCTAAATCATTTAATAAAGCAACTGTAAATACATTGCGTATGTCAAACATAGGTAGGAAGGACAGACAGCTTTGGTACGATATTAACTTACCTAAAAAATCTCAAGAGATGCCTCCTCATCTTATGATTAAATTTTTATATGGTCATTTACTAGAAGTATTACTTTTATTTTTTGTTCGTCTTTCAGGTCATGCTGTTACCGATGAACAAAAAGAAGTATCAGTCAGTGGTGTAAAAGGTCATATGGATTGTAAGATAGATAATGAAGTAGTTGATGTTAAGACTACATCAGGATATGCATTTAAAAAATTTAAAGAAGGCACACTAGCTGAGGAAGATACTTTTGGATATTTAGCACAGCTGTCAGGTTATGAAGAAGCTGAGAAGACATCTAAAGGTGGCTTTCTCGTAATGAATAAAGAAACAGGAGAGTTAGTTTTATTTAGACCTGAAGATTTAGATAAGCCTAATATTAAAGATAGGATTAAAACAATTAAAAGAATTGTTAAAAATAAAAAGCCACCATCTTTTTGTTATGAGTCTGTACCTGAAGGCAAGGCAGGTAATTTAAAACTTGCTAGAGAGTGTACTTATTGTCCATATAAATTTGAGTGTCATAAAGATGCTAATGATGGAAAGGGTATCAGAACATTTAAATATGCAAAAGGTCCTATTTATTTTACCAAGATAGTTAAAGAGCCAAACGTTGAGGAAGTTTTATGAATGGTAGAAAAGCAAAAGCAATAAGAAGAAAATCTTTACTTATACTTGTTGATTGGATAAAGACTTTAGTATCTGATGAAGAGGCTAAAAATTTAACTAAGCAACAAGCGTATGATTTAGTGCCAAAAGAAACACATGTTTATTTAAATAATAGATTAATGCTATCAGCTATGTCATTAAAATGGATTATAAAGAAAATTAAAAAAATTAATAAATATAAAAAATTAGAAGATATAAAATTGGAGGATGTTCAAAATGGATGAGTATAATGAATGTAAATTAACTGAAGCTTTTAGAACTATAGGAATTTTAGTTAATGAATATAGAGACACAGTAGACGATATTAGTGACGAAATACTGGAAAATTTAAGGAAAGCTATTGCAAATGAATTAGAAAGTCGGTATAATAGGAAGGTGCATTAGTGTATAAGTTCAATGAAGATTCACTCGTATCTGAATTAAAGACTTATATTGATTCAACTTACAATCAGCACTATGCCTCTGATAAGTATCAAGCAACAGATGTTATTATAGATTCCGGACATGGAGAAGGATTTTGTATTGGTAATATAATGAAGTATGCAAAGCGATACGGTAATAAACAAGGAAAGAATAGAAAAGATTTATTAAAAATATTGCATTATGGTATTATAATGCTAAACATACACGACACGGAGAACACATAATGGTAGAAGATAAAGTTGGACCAAAGGAATATTTAGGAATAAAGATTAATTATAATAACGAAAAAAGATTAGATAAGTTTAGTCTTGATACTTTACAAGGTAGGTATTTATTAGCTACTGATGAAACTAACAATATAAAAGGAGAAACCCATGCCCAAGAAGCATTCGCAAGAGCCTCCGTCTTCGGAGCAACCTATAAAGGAACCACAGATTTTGAGTTGGCTCAACGACTTTATGATTACAGTTCCAAGTGTTGGTTCATGTTTAGCACTCCTATACTTAGCAACGGGGGAACAAGTCGTGGGCTTCCTATTAGCTGCTTCCTTAATTATGTACCCGATAACAGGGTTGGTCTTGTTGAGCACTATAAAGAAAACATATGGCTTTCCACTAATGGTGGAGGTATTGGTGGGTATTGGGGAAATATCCGTAGTAATGGTACACCTACTTCTAGTGGCAGTCGTTCTACTGGCTCAATTCCTTTCATTCATGTAGTAGACTCTTTGATGTTAGCTTTCCCACAAGGTACAACTAGACGTGGGAGTTATGCTGCATACATGGATGTATCACATCCTGAGATAGAAGAGTTTCTTACAATCAGAAAAGAATCAGGTGGAGATATAAATAGAAAATCTCTTAACCTACATAATGGTATTAATATAACTAATGATTTTTTAAAGGCTGTAGAAACAGATTCTGATTGGAGATTAATAGACCCTAAATCTAAAGAAGCTGTAAAGATTGTTAATGCTAGAGATTTATGGTTTCAAATTATTCAAACAAGAGCAGAAACCGGTGAGCCTTACATTGTCAATATAGATAATTGTAATGATGCTTTACCACAAAAACAAAAAGACTTAGGACTAGAAATAAAACAAAGTAATTTATGTTCTGAGATAACTTTACCAACGAATGAAGAGAGAACAGCAGTATGTTGTTTGTCTTCAGTTAATTTAGAACACTTTGATAAGTGGTCAAAGAACGAACAGTTTATAGATGATTTAATAACAATGCTCGATAATGTCATTCAACATTTTATTGATAATGCTATCGACACAACACAACTTGGAGAATATAATGCAAACTTTAAACGTTTTGAAAAACATATCAAAAAAGGTCAAGAAGGCTTTACTAGAGCTGCCTACTCTGCTTATAGAGAAAGGTCGTTGGGTCTCGGAGCAATGGGCTTCCATGCATACCTTCAGAAAAACAACATTCCTTTTGAAAGTATCTTCGCTTCGGGCTTCAACAATAAGGCTTTTCAACACATTAAAGTACGAGCCACTGAAGCTTCTAGTAGACTCGCTGAAGAACGTGGTGAAGCTCCTGACATCAGTGGTAGTGGGCTTCGTAATGCTCATCTTTTGGCTGTTGCTCCTAACGCTTCTTCTAGTATCATTTGTGGTGGCACATCTCCTTCTATTGAA